GGAACAGCGTTAACAGCCGTTTGAACGTTGTCGATAAGAGTCTTAAGAGCACCAAGACCATCAGTAGTGTTGCTCAGGTCAGTCTGAATACCATCGACTACAGTATCAACAGTAGTAAGAGCGGCAGCGGTAGCTAAGCTAGTAAGAGCACCGCTATCAGGAAGTGCATTAACGATAGGCTGCATAGCAGCGGTATCAACTAAGATATCTGCAAGAGCCTTACCTGCTGAGCCTGATCCGGTGTGGCCGCTAAGTGCCTCATCCCAAGCAGCGTCGGCATTTCCAGCAGCAGAAGGATCATTAAGAGCATTAATATCTGCTCCTAACTGTCGAATCATTGCCATTGCGGTGCGGCTAGTAGCGTAATCTGTTGAAGCAGCATCTCCAAGAGCACCAACAGCAGCTTCAATGTCATCGACATTGCCGTCTACAAGAGCAAGAGCGGCAGCGGTAGCTAAGCTAGTAAGCGCACCACTGTCAGGGAGTGCAGCAACAATAGGTTGCATAGCAGCAGTATCAACTAAGATATCTGCAAGGGCTTTGCCTGCTGAACCTGAGCCCGTGTGACCACTAAGTGCCTCATCCCAAACAGCGTCGGCATTTCCAGCAGCAGAAGGGTCGTTAAGAGCATTAATTGCGGTTAAGTTAGCTGCAATGTCAGCCGACACGCTGACAGAAGGGCTACCAAGCGTTGCAGGTAGTGTAGTTCCGGTGTCTACCAGAACGGCATCGACTACAGTATCAACAGCAGTAAGAGCGGCAGCGGTAGCTAGGCTAGTAAGGGCACCACTATCCGGAAGTGCAGCGACAATAGGCTGCATGGCAGCGGTGTCGGCAAGGATGTCCGCCAAAGCAGCGCCAGTAGACCCCGAACCGCTGTGGCCAGAAATAGCCTCGTCCCACACAGCGTCAGCATTAGCTGCTGCCGTGGGGTCGTTAAGTCCAGCTACAGCAGCCTTAACATCTTTAATTTTAGCGTGGACCGAACCGCTTGCGCTGGAACTATCCGAATCACTACCGACATTAACATTAACGTCGTCAAGATCAGCAAGGTCGACAATGCGGAACATATGAGAGCCGCTAACAGCCTCATCGTTCTCAAACCAAGCATACTCAAGGTGGTAGATACCCTCTAAGTTAGAGGCGGTACCTGTCTTGTGGAAGAGAGTTACAGCGCCGCTAGAAGAACTAGCTGCTTTCCAGAAAGCACTACTACCATTATTGTAGGTAGCGTTACTACTAGCGCCCACTGCACTAGATAGTCCAGAGTCGGTGTACAGAAGGCCGTCTTGGGCGACACCTGCTGCATTTGTTACGCGAACATAAAGCTGTGCGCTATCAGGATCGTTAGGCGATCCGTTAGAATCAGTAATTTGAATTGTAAATTGTGTAGCAGAGTCACTAGACCCCCGCTTTAGTGCGTCCGGGAAGGAAATGCTTGATAGCCTTCCTGCCATACTATTTCTGTCTGAAAAACCCATTTTTGATTATCTCCCTAAAGCTAAAAATTAAAATTTATCCCCCCGTGGAGATAACTTACCCCCCTCGCGGATATCAGAAATTTACGACCCAAAACCATCATCTGCAAGTTGTTTTTTTAATTTTAAGTCGCTAATATTATATAAAAAACCCCATTGTATTCTGTTAGGGGGATGACGGAATACAATGGGGTTTTAAAGTAGTTATCTATGTACTAGAGGACTATCTGTTGATCGAACTAAATGCCTTAGCAGGAACCGCAGGACTCAACGTGAGCTTGTCCTTAACGGGACGGTAAGAAATAACTACGTTATTAACGACCGTATTATTCATACCATCGCCAACCGCTAGGTTAATGCGTAACGCAAGAGAATTACCGGCATCAATAGCAAACGGGAAAACGCCAACATCCGTAGTAGCAGCAAAAAGAACATCGTCTTTGAAACTAGCGAACTGGTCATTAGATAGGGCTGTGCCGCCAAACCCTGTACCAGAAACGGCAACAACACCGCCCGTCCCCGCTGGAGCGGTCCCCACAGCCAAACTAAAAACACTAGCGGCGTTATCGGCGTTGCCGCCAGCGGCACTCAAAGAGATAACAACATCTTCAATGAAGACATCCTCACCAAAATACGCAATAACCATATTTTGGTCAGCACCAGCATTAGACAATGTTACTGGTGCCCCAGTCCACTGCGTATAAGCGGTAGCGGTATTAAGCTGGTTAGTAATCTCTGCGACTACGTCCGAGCCTAAATCGTTAATAAATGTTTTTGACTGACAAGCCATTTTCCAATCTCCTATTACTTAGACTTTTTGTCGGCAGAAGGTGCATCCTTCTTTTCAGAAGGTTTCTTAGACGAACCTGAAGACGCAGCTTTTTTTTCAGCGGGTTTTGGAGTAGCTGGCTTATCAGCGACCTCGTAGGTCACACCTTCTTTTCTTACTAACGCCATTTTTACATCTCCAGGATAATAATCTTTTCTGAGGTTTCCTCTTCCTGAGCTTCTTCAAGAGGAGGAAGGAATGTTTGGTAGAGGGGGACCTGAAGGGCGGCCCTGGGTTGTTGTTCCCAGGACCGCCTTATATCTTCAGGTTCGGTCCCTCTAAAGGACACTAGCTAAGGCGTCCAATGTTGGTCAGCCGTACCCACTTGCGCGGAGCGAAGAGGATGGGCGTACCGTACATCATGATCATCCAGCGGTAAGCCGGTGCGAGAACCGCGAGGTCCATACGCATCAGAGGAGCAAGCTGACGGAAGGTGAGCACCGAAGGGGTAAGCTCGCCCAAGTAAGCAGTCTCCGTGAAAGGCATGATGGCGTTAATGTCATTGAACGCGGTCTGGCCGCCCGCAGCCTGACTTGCAACGGGGATACGAGCAATCTCGCTGTACGCGCTAAGGTCCGTGGGAGCGCCAGCCGCAGCAGCCAGAGGACGCGAGCGGTAAACAATGAGATACTCCGTGGGGTTAGCACCAACCACAGCAGCGTTATCAGCCGTAATTACGATCTCGTTACCCGCAGCAGCTTGTACGGCATTAATACCGCCAGCCGCCGACAGAACCGGAGCCGACTCACCGAAGCGGTTACACGCGGTAACTGCGTAAGCAACGCGAACCGCACCAGCGCCCACCGACTTAGCCCAAGAACCAGTCGTAAGAGCAGCAGGAGTAGTAATCGCGCCAGCCGCAGGAGTTGCAGGAGCATTGGCGCTCGTAGCAGCAGCCGGGGGGGTCTTACCCGCACGGATGAAGACGTCCGGGTTGAACTCAATGGTACCAGCTTGGGTAGCCATCGAGGTCACGCTAAGACCAACCTTGCCCTCCGAGGGAGCAGGCATCTGCACACGCTCGCGAGGGTAGAAGGTCTTGACGAGGTCGCTCATCGCACGGGTACCAAGGAACATGTCCGTGGGGTAACCGTAGTTCTCGATGACCAAGTTAGACGCCTCCTCGATGTCAGCCTCTTGGAGGGGCTGGCCTTCGAGGTCAACGACGTTGGCGTTGGCGATCATCGTGTCCAAGCCGTCCCACTGCTCAGCTTCACCGTCAAAGGCGAGAGCGGAGTTACCGTGGAAAAGCGAGTCCTCGACGCGCTCCAGAAGCCACAGGATACCGTTCTGGTTCTCCAGAGCGATGACATCACCGTGCGCGGGATTGACCAACGTAGCTGGGTGAGTCACGGCACGAGTCGTGCCCATGAACTTCACTAGCGCGGTCTGGCGCGTGAAAGTACTGTCCTGAGACTGAGGAAGCTCACCTTCTCGCGTAAAGCCGAAGCCTTGCGAGCCATACGCACTCAAAACGTTGTATTCCTCAACGGTTGAGTAGGCGGCGCTCTTTGGAATCTTCTTCCAGAGCTTGATGTGCTTGTTGGTAAACGTGACCACTTTCAGGCTGGCCTCAAGGCTCTCAACGCGAAGAGCAGATCCACCAGTTTGGTTGGAGACCTGATAGCCTGCGCTAAGTGCCTTAGAGAGTTCGTTAACATCGCCCATAGTCGATGTTCCAAACCCGTTCAGCCCGTCGTAGTCCTTTAAGCTAATTTGAGGTACCATTGTTTGATTTCTCCTAAAAATCTTAAGCTAAAAGGCTTTTGACGACATCTTGGTTAACAGCCTGAACACCGTATTGCTCCGCTTTGATAACCTCAAGCGGAGAAACCGTGCCAGCCTCGACACCCTTCATTAGAGCGTCAAGGACGACACTCTTCGATAGTTCAGGACCTTCTGGTCCCGAAACCGATTTGCTCATATCGAGCATACTCTTTGGACCCCGAGCGGGGCCCTCAGCGTATTCAGCAATGTTGCCTTGTGATTTGACAACAATATCATTCAAGACAACGAGGTTCTCAGCGATAGCCTTCGACATCGCTCCGTTTTCCTCGTGAACCTGACTAATTGACTTAATAACAAAGTCCTCCAAGTCCGCACAGTAGACTGCGATCGACTTGGTCAGCGCGTTAAGGAACTCACTCACCTCAACGCCCTTGGACATCTTGTGCCCGTAACCCTTATCCACTTCGTCATCCGACTCCATGGCCCGCATTTCATCGCGGCGGTCTTTGTCATCCTGCTTTTTCTTGTCGTCAGCGCCATCTCGCATCCCTAACGACTCATCTTCGCGGGCGTCATAGCCCTGCGCTTTCTTAATGGCCTTGTAGTCCGTACCGTCAGGCACATTATCGCGCTCGTCGTCTTCTTTCTCACCCTTAGTACCGGCCCAGTCCTTGGGCTGGTCAGCAGGCCACTTCTTACCAGCGCCGTATTGCGACTTAGTAAGAATATTATCCAACGCTTCCAGCGATTTGAGAATCTCAGATTCGTATAACGTCTCAGACATGAGTCTCTCCTTACAGTCCCAGGCTTTTCTGGATTTGCGGAGAAACCGCACCAGTAGTTTCAAACTTGACAACATCAAGAGGGGAAACGACTCCGGCCTCGACACCCTTCATCAGAGCGCCAAGAACTTGAGGCTTAGTAAGGGGCTCACCCCCACCGCCAAAGCCACCTTTCTCAAGGTATTGTACATTCTGCCCCGTGGCGGAATGGCTCGCAGCATCGATGTCACCGGCAGTACCGTTAATAAAGCCGAGACTCTTACTGATTGAGTTAAAAGAACCGTCAACACTCTTAGCGAACTGCGTGTGGTGGTGGTCCATTAAGAAGATTTGGGAACCCAATCGGTCCTCAAGATTAAGGAACGAGTACCCGATTGATTTAACCATTTCATATAAGAAGGGAGAACTATCAATCCCGGCCATGAGAACCGGATCGTTCTGAACATACTCGAAAAAGGACTTCTTCATAGAAGCAAGCAACTTCTCGTCTTCGTCCTTATCCTCTTCTAAGGAAGCGATGTGATCTTCATCATCTTTAATCGCACCCTCTTCATGTTTCTTCGCCTCTTTCTCATCCTCGTCATCGATCGCCTTCAAGAGCGACTCGTCCTGAATGAGAGACTTATATAACCGAAGACTTTTTTTCACGGGCTTGTAGTCCGTGCCGTCAGGCACATTGTCGCGCTCGTCGTCTTCTTTCTCTACATCAGTACCGGCCCAATCAACGCCCATCGGCTGGTGATTCCCCGGTTGAAGCTTAGTAATTTGGTCGGCCATTATGTTGTTCTCCTGGCTGCTGACAATCGGAAAATCACATCTGAGAGCTTTTCAGAGGTTCCTCTTGAGTAACCTAATTGACGTTGTATCAGATTTGCAAGACTTTTCTCAGTATATTTTGCACCTTTTTTAATTTTTTCTTTATCTTCCTTATAAAGTAAATCGTGTGGGCCCTTATCTAGGGATTCTTGCCGTAGCGCTGACCCCCCAGTTTGATTGCTCGTAGCGTATCCTGCCGAAACAGTTTTAGCCATTTCTGGATCTTCCCAAGTATACTGATCAAACGCCTTAACAATATCTAAATAGGTATTGTAGTTAATTGGCGCTGTGGTGATGGCAATGTCTTGGATCCAACACTTAAGAATAGAGTTACCATTACGCCTTACAGTCTTCCCCTGTAAGGAAAAGCCTACTTTTCGGTTAGACTCCGGGGTAGATCCGAGCGCCTTAATGTGTTCCCAGACGGCATCTGCGGCTTTCTTACCCTTATAAATAATCCCCTTAACGTAAAGACCGCGAGGAGTAACCTTCACTTCCCAAGGCTCACCGATCTTATTCTCTGCTCCAGGCTTATGGTCCCAATTGAAATACCCATGCTTAAGGAAGTAATCAAAATTGATACCGCTCTGGTTTACTCGTTCATTCTGAAGATCAAGATCTGGAGTAGATGCAATTCCCTCAATAATACGCGCCGTACCATCTTTAGAGTCCTTTGACTTACTAATTGGTACCCAGAAGTTAAAATTTAAAGTCTCGTTCATATCAATCACCCAAAAACTTCTTAATATCGTCATGCTCAAACGGGTCGGTGTCCGCAGAAGATATAGCTTTTTTTAATAAAGGCAATACTGCTCCGTACTGAAGGGATGCTAACTTGTGCGTCGGAGCATACCCCTTTAACGTCTCAACATAAGGGCAGTCCCCAGGAGCAGCCCCCTCTTGTATCATCCCTTTCAAGTCTAAACACCACGCCGCTTTCTGGAATCTTTCCCCGTAAACAGTACAGTTACTCTCTCCGTCTACAGACTTATTAAACTTACACTTTAAGTCTGTGACAAGTATTTTAAACGGCGAGTGAGACACACTTTTTACCGTAACACTGGGGCTACAACAGTCTCCACAATTAGTACAATAGTCGTCTAACGGTTTAGACTTTGCTAGGTCTGATAGATGACTATCTATCTGGGCGTCCGTGAGGTTATTATTCATCGTTACCCGAAAACTTATTATACAGCCGCTCTATATCAGAGAGGTCTTGTACGCCCTTTGTAACAAGCATCAATTTTACCGCGACAGACGATGCATCCTTGCGCCCACGTAACGACTTGCGCAGTTCTTCCGCTCGGTACTCTGTCGTATCTATCTCGTAAAATACCTTCATTTACCTTTAGGGCCTTCTTTTTCCCCTAAGTTCTCTTCTGATAGGGCGCGGTGCTTGCCGTGGAGAAGGTCTTTAACTGCTTCCTCTCGATGATGTCGAGAGAACTTAGCGTGAGCATCGATAAGACCCTGAAGATTAGAAGTGTCTCTATCTTCTCCAGAACGGTGTCGTAACTCATTCATTAAGTGCTGAACCATAGCAAAATGCGCGTGACTTGCGTCTCGGTGGTCATCCCACTGGTAATGCTTGGTGTTATTTTTCCCAGAAAAAGCATGTACGTCATGACCGTTCGAGGTCTTTCCAATTACATGCTCTGGGTGTGCCCTATACGTTGAGTGCCCTGCGGGCGCGGCTCCCGCAGTAGCCTGGGCGGGACGAGCATTGTCTTTAGTGCCCGGAGCCCACTTCTTATAATAGACAGGCTTGCCTGTTGTAGGGCTGTACTTTTCAATCTGACCGCCACGAGGGCCCATGTGAGACTTCTGTGCCCCAATATCCCCAGTGTGGATACCGGCAAACTCACCCTTCTCAGTGCCTTTAGCGCCACTAAAATAGGGCGCACCTCCACCACCGCCAATAGTTCGGATAGCTTTAAAGATTTCTTCTTTAATAAAGAGGCGCTTAGGCACGGAACTACCAACCTGTGCGATAATTTCTATTTTCAGACTGCTTAGCCATCACTAAAAGACGAAGTTTCATTGTCTCCTCAGGAGACAAACGAACTTTTGTCATAGCTACAGCGCTAGGCGGCTCACCGATCTTAACAATACCGGGCATAATGATACTTAGTACTGCTTTTTCAAACTCAGTAAGGGCAATGTGGTCCCTGACTTTGTCTAAGGCATTAAAGATCTTATTGCAGGCGTAGTCGTAGTCCAACATGCCATTAGCAAACCGCCGAAATACAGCGTTTCCTGGCTGCCAAACCGCCTCAGGAGCCTTGTAGTCGCTCTGTCGAAGGTTTTGTTCTCTCCAAGAGGGGTTTCGATCCTTACTCATAGGAGAATTCAACGGAACCTTCATTCTAGCTCTATCTTCTGCCATTTTAATTCTCCTACGAAAGGTGTGAGTCGTGCCAGCGCACGGAGTTCATGGATTTACGGCAATCTGCACAACAACCACTGTGACCTTCATGGCCCTCTTCGCCTACAGATTTGGAAATCTTACCGCACACGCCACAAGACTTACCGATGTCATACGTGCGGGACAGTTGAGAACCGTACCGACGCTCTGTAAGAGACTTCTTAACAACCTTATACTCGCCGTCTTTCTCTACCATCTTCATGCTAGGCGGTAAGTACTGGCCGTCTTCTTTCTCGTCTCTCTCGTCGGGCTTATCTTCGGAGGCTTTACCACCCACCCAGACAGGACCCTTAGTAGACGTAGTAGACGACGAAGCACACGGAGAGCCAGACTTCGCAGCAGAAGCAGACTTAAACAAAGACTTGTTAAACCCGCCAGCAGACACGCCGCGCATAGAAGGCTGATTTTGATTATACATACCAGGATTACCTGCGTACTTCATAATCACATCCTCGCTATCTACTTCTTCCCCCTCTTCACCAATGACAACGTTCTCCATAGCCTCAGCTACATCTTCTTTGTCACCAGACAGGGATTTTTTTTCGTTCATCTTCATGATTACTCTCCACCTTCTTCCGTAACACTACTCAACATCTCTGGGGGAAGTGAATTTAAAAGTTCTTGAATTTGTTCTTTTTTACTTTTCGGGGCTGCTGCCTGAACTTCCTCAGAAGTACCTTCCTCAGTAATCTCTTCCCCACCGGGTAAAGCTTCCTGTACTTCTTCAGTAGCACCCTCTTCCGCAACCTCTGGAGCACCCTCTTGTGCCATAGCCTGCTGCTCTTCTGGAGCACCCTGCTGCTGTGCCTCTAGCTCCTCAACACTAGGTCCTACAGAACCCTCTTCAGGTGCCCCTTCCTGAGCGCCCTCTTGTGCTTCAGCGCCACCGGCCTGCTGCTGCATTGCCTGCTGCTGCATTGCCTGCTGCTGCTCTTGCTGCTCCATGTTTTTCTGTTGAGCCTCTTCTTGAGTAGCCATCTGACGCTTCTGCATCCCAAGCTGCTCTTCCTGCATCTTCTTATTGTCCTTTCGAGTCTCCGACTCCACCTTCCAAGTATGATCAAGCTGGATCTTCTGGAGAAACACAGGATTCAAAATAATATCTCCGTCATCTAACGCAGGGAGGTCCTCGTCCGCTCTAATCTCGTTAACAGTCCTAAAGTACTGAACCTGAGATTGCCGAAGCTCGATCCTCTCCTTTTCGGTGAGTTCGTCGAGCCCAACGAAATCAAGATAGAATCTATCATCGATTTTATCAATGATATTTCTGTTTAAAGCGTCAGCGTAAAATCTAAGAAGAGGACGTAATCCTCTATCCTTAGAAGCTTTTAACTTCCACTCGTTATTAGTGTCAAAATTAGGCTGCTGCATCCCACCAGGAGATAGGTAGAATCCAATCTCTTCTGGAGCGATTAAGAATACAGCGCAAATGAGCTTGATTAGGTACTCAAGCCAACGCGAGTACTCCATATCAAGGTTACTAGTCTGCATATTAAGGTACTGGACCTCTTCACTTTGCAGAATAGGCGTTTTCCAAGCGTTTTCAGCGCCCGCGACGTTAGCAATCCATTGACGCTTAAATGCCTCAAGTTGCTCTGGTGCAATATTGTCGCCACGGATATTAAGAAGGCCCTTAGGTGCTGCACCCTGCTTAAAGAAGTTCTTATTGTACTCTTCAGCCCACAACTGAGACGTAATTACGTTAATTAACTGCTCAGTCTCAGCATACCCATAACCATTAGACCGGATATCGGTACGGGGGTTTGCGATGCAAAACGCTAACTCTTTATAGCGGTAAGCGCGGATAATAGACCCCTGCCACACCTGAACGTAGGCGGCGTCTCCTTTTCTACTTTGAGGATCTTGAACGACAGGATACGCCAAAGCAGACCCAGAGTAGTTTTCTAAAAACTCTTTTAATTGCTTCTTCTCTTGGCGCTTATTGCGGTGCTTATCTGCGCTAGGATCGGCAGCTAAACGAATAGTAGAGGCGTCTACAGCCACAAACTCGAAAGGACCACCACGACGATCGGGAACAATCTCAAACGTCATCTGGTCGTAAGTCATTCGATCGCGAATAACCTTACGAGTAAACTGCTCAAAATTATCTCTAGGCTTATTGACAAACCTATTAGCTTTGTCTTTTCCGCAGTTAGAAATAAAAGACTCTAACTCAATAATAAAGCGTTTCTCAGACTTACTGAGGGTGTGATCTCCATCCTTGTGTTTTATCTCAAAACCGATGTTTCTAGTCCTTCGGTAAGGAGACGTAAACGTAGATACTTGATTAACCCGCGTATTTACAATGGCAGACAAAACACTCAAAGACCCGATCATCTGGCGCAAAATATCATACGTAAGATTAGAGCGACGGTCTTTATATCCAAGCGAATACACAAGGGACATCGGGTCCCAAGCCAGCGACTTTGGGGGGCGCTCAGCAGCGCTACCAGGAATCTTTTTCCAACCCTTAGTAAGCTCTTGAGCCGTGGGTGCTATAATAGAGGGAGACAACATCTTCCCAAACGCTTTATCTAATAACCCCATATCTAATCCTCAATAAAATATTCAGTTTGGAATAATGATTTTTTAACAGGCGTCGGACGAGTAGCCATTACGGGGCCTGACTGCGGGCGATTTGCCAAAACTTCAGAAGGAGAAGGTAGTCCTAAGTCTCGACTAGCAGATTCTAACCCTGCCACACGCTTTGCCTCAGCTTGCCGCCTAGCGGGGGCCGCCACTGGGCTACTTAAGTCAGGACCTTTAGACGCAACCGCTTTAGGTTTAGGGGGAGACAAATCTTCTGGGCGTGCTCGTGTTTGCGTAACAGGAACACTTCGATCTGCGGACTCAAACCCCTTAAGCCCAAATTTCTCTGCCTCAGGACGACTAGCACCCACACGAATGTAATGCTTGTCTACTTCGCTGCGCTTTTTAACGCCAGTAGAGTACCTGTCTAAAGCGCCAGTAAAATTGTGCTCACCTGTTTCTGGGTTAGTTCCTCCACCGCCCGCTACAGCAGATTTTTGCCCTTTACGCCATTTCTTAACTCCCCCGTGCTTGGATACTTGACTAGGGGCACCCTTTAATTTTGTGTGTGGAACGTCAAACAGAGTAGCGTTCCT